GTAACGGCGTAGATCACGTCCGGTTCGCCATGCAAGGTTTCGAGATCAACAACGGGGTCGATTCGTTTTTGTAAAAAGACAATGCAGGTTTTTGTATTCGTAAAGGGCTTAAACATCGTCCCGGAGAGGCTTACCACGGCGCGAACCTGCGCACGTTCAAGTAGAAACTGCCGTATATATTCGTCCCCATAATTCTTGAAAATTCCGCGGGGCAATACAATCGCGAGTCGACCGCCCGGTAACGCCGAATTCAAGGCCCGTTCGACGAACAATACGTCGCGGGCCAGTTTGGCAGCACGGCGGCGCTTGCCGGAAGCGTCGCCGCGATACGCGAGCTCGTAGCCCGAGAGCGTGGCGGCGGATGATATGGCCCCGGCAAAAGGGGGATTCGTCATAACAACGTCAAACTGACGGAGGGCAGCCCGTCCGTCTGTTCTGGTAAGAAACCGCGCCTTAGTGTCGGCACTCCAACCCGTGTGATTAAGGCCGTCGGCTACGCAAATGTTCGACCGACCGTCGCCCCAGATGAGCATATAAGCTTTAGCGACTTTTGCGATAAGGGGGTCGTAGTCAATGCCGTAAACGTTCTGGGACGCATAATCCTTCTGATTCTCGAGAATTTCGTTCGCATCGTCTCGTTCGCTCGCGATCGATTCGAATACGTGATCTAGGGCGCCGACTAGAAACCCTCCACTGCCACAGGCGGGATCGTAGACTGTTTCGAAATCCTTTGGGTCAAGTACCTTCACGCAAAGGTCGATGACGTGGCGCGGAGTGAAATACTGGCCCTTGTCCCCCTTCATCGAAGGGTTGATCATTACCTCAAAAGCGGCGCCCAGGACATCGGCGTCAGAGCGAAGCAGGTAAGTCATTTGAAGAGCTGATACGCAATACGCCAACGCATCGTCCCCCAGATTTATCTCCTCGCCAAGCGTGAACACGCCGGTCCATTGCCTTCTCGCGTCCGCAAATAGCTTTGCAACGCGATTGCGTGCGACACCGGAGCCTTCAGAGGCGCCAACTCTGAACTGCGCTGGTGAAGCGTCGTTTTTTAAGTTCCGTCTTTCGTCGTAGAGCTTTGCAAAAATCAGTTTGAAAACCTCATCGAAGGGATTCGACCCCTCATGGGCCTTGATAAAATTCTCACAGTCCCGAAGTATTGACAAGAAGTCATCAACAGGCGCGAGATCTGCTCGCGTAACTGGATTATCGACGTCGCCTAGGGTCTCTTTAGACCCGGGAATGTTTCGCAGCTCTCGCCAAGTTGCCTCTTCTTCGTGCTCAGTGGGCTCGATTCTAAGCATGTAGACGTTAGGAGAACTTCCATTCGACCACATGCCCAGGCGACATCCTGTCGCATTCATATAGACCTTGAGCTGCTCCAAACCGTCGCTTCGCTTCGGCTTCTTCACCTCAATAAACACTCTGGCATTGATTTTTCTGGCGTCCGTGTAAACAACGATGTCGGCTGCCTTCTTTGATTCCGCCGATCCGACCGTTACCGGCACCTCAACTGATATTTGGTCCCACGTGTATCCGTAATGATCACGGAGTTCATAAAGTAGCTTCTGTCGAACAATTTCCTCGGGCTTAGCATTGACCGTATAGGCGCGCCGGCGGATAGGGCAGAAAATGAATCGGTCTGCGCCTACCGCGACAACTTCGAAAGTTCTAGACGCAACGGTCGGCTTCGTTTCAGCCTGGCGAACTGGATACGTCACTTGCGTTCCTTCACCGTCTGCAAGCTAGTCCTTGCGGGCGTGAGGTTCCCGACGGCGGTCTGCGGCCGGGTTAGGCGCAAGGCGCCGCCTAGCTCGTGACGAGGTAACAACTCAGTGGCCCCTTGGGTCAAAAATTATGAAGCGCCGGTCGGTGAACCGTATAGGCCGACGCATGAAGCTCCGTGTACGCAGTGGCGATGGCCAAACGAAGTTTAGGTGGTGGCGGCGGGCTGGTCGGCTAGTGCCACGTAGCGGACCGTCGCGGGATACCAGAACGCCCCGCCCTGCGCCGTAGGTACGCACTCGTCATTGAGGTCCCGGGCGATCTTCGACCAGCCCTGCCCGTCCGCGTGGGCCGTGCGGATGCGGGCGACGACCTGGGGGTCCAGCGTGCGGGGACGACCCAGCGTTACGCCCTGAGCCTTACGGACGGCGAGCGCGTCGCGGGTGCGCTGCCCGATCAACCGACGCTCCAACTCAGCGAACACCGCGAGCACCTGCGTCATGGCTGCGCCCTGCGGGGTGGTGGTGTCCACGTTCGCGTCCAGGGCCACGATGCCCCACCCGGACTTCTCAGCCCGCAGCAGCAGCCCGGTGGCGTCGTGGACGGAGCGGGAGAGCCTGTCCAACTTCGACACGATCAACACCGTGCCCCGTCCGGCGTCGAGGTCGGCCAGCGCGTCGGTGAGCCCGGGGCGATCCAGCGACTTCCCAGAGATACCCGCGTCCTCGTGCACCGCGACCAGGGGCAGACCACGGCGCTGCGCCTCGGCTTCGATGGCCTGGCGCTGCGCGGTGAGCCCGAGACCCGACACAGCCTGCTCGTCGGTGGACACCCGGACGTAGCCGATGATGCCGGGGGTCGTGCGGGAGGACTTGCGGGCGCGGGCCATGCCCCTACCTTATAGCAAAGGGTCGTTTGCTATCAACGGTCGTAGCGAGTGGACTCCGCCAGCCGGGCGTCGACGGCGCCGCCGTTCCCCACTTCGGTCAGGAGCGGGGTGCTCCGCTCGTTCAGCACCCGGTCACAGTCACGCCGCGACCCCTCCGTGGCTTGAGCCCGAAGAAGCGGTCGAAGAAGGCCGTGAGCTTGTCGAGGACGGTGAGCTTCTTGTGCGCGTGTGCGTTGCCGGGCGGAGGTCACGGTGAGGCTCCGTCCTCCGGCGAGGCGGCAGCGATCTCTCGATTCTCCCACTGCCCGTACGAGGCGCCGGAGCCGTCTATCCACTCGCGACGGCCATTACAAGAGCGACCCAGCGCAACGGCGCCTGCGGTGGACGGCGACCCGAACCTGATGTCGCGGATCACGCGGGCAAGCCCGCCTTCGACGACGACCGCCCCCTCGGCGACCAGCTGCTCGTGTCGTGCTCGATAGTTCGCGTACGCGCGGCGAGTGCTATCGGCCTTGCCGACGCCACTCCACGCGGCAACGATTGTCGAGTCTGCGAGCACCGTGAATTCGCCGTCGATGAGTTGTGCGCGCGCGTTGACGCCCCTTCGCTGCTCGACCAGCGTGAAGACCGGCGACTCGATATCACCACCGACAGCAAGCTCTGGATGCGGTGCGCGGGCAGATCGGATGAGATTGACCTGCAGAACCGGGAGGATGATCTGCAACTGCAGGACGAACGCCTCCATGTCGGACGACTGCGCCTCCGACAGCTTGCGCCCCAGCGGCGAATTGTCGTTCGTCAGGGTCGCGCGGTCCGCCGCTCTCGCGATCGCCACCAGTCGCGCTTCCAAGTAACCCCAATGACCTTCGGTGAAGGTGTCGTCCTTCGTCGTGATCGTGACGAAGCGATCCCAGAACTCCTTGTTCGCAGCGTGGTTGCGCAGCCGCTGAGCGATGTTCTCTGACCGTCCGATGTAGGCCTTGGTCCCCGTCGGCGCGGTGTCGTCGTCACCCAGCAGAACGTACACGCCGTTGCGATTCGACTCCTCCCGCTTGAGGAAGTCACCGAGGTGAACGCGCTCTCCGCGCACGACGTGGCCGGTCCACCCGATGATCTCCGCCGTCGTGAGTCCGCCGGGCGTCCCATCGACGAGAAAGAGCTCGATGTGCTTGCCGATCACGCGGCCGACTCCTCAAACGTGAGCAGCTTGTCGCGGTAGTACTCATACCTGCCGCGGAGGTCGTTCGCGATCCGCCAGATGGTCTTGTGCAGCTCCGTACGCTCAACCTCTTTGCTCGCCAGGGTCACCGCGTCAGTATTCCAGCCCTTCGGGACAGAAGCATCCGGTAAGCAACCACTCGCGAGGAGTCGGCTGATTGAACGACATCGTTATGCTAGGAGCGGTCTTGGGGGTGGGCCTCCGTTAGCCTTGCGGCGATGGTGTCGACCGGCTCACCTGCCAGCACTTCGCACGCCACCACGGCCCCTTCGATCCGGGCGCGGTAGGCCGTGCTGGCACCCAGGTCCCCGGTGTTGATCCGGGCGAGCAGTGAGCGCAGCGACGCGGCCAGGGTCGCTGGGTCTGGTGTGGCGGTCATCGGCGCTCTCCTCGTCGTGGCATCCGGACGCCCTCTGCCCCGGGGTGGCCTTCGTTATCGTCCAGGTGTTGACCCGGTGGCGTCCAGTCCTCCCACGGGTCGCGGACCGGGGGCGCATCCAACTTCCCGATCTCTCGGGTGAGCCGGTCGATCTCGTGGTCGAACATGGTCGAGGTGACGACGGGCGACGAGTCGAGGTCTAGGCCGAGCAACTTCGCCTCGCGTTCCTCCACGGCGAGCAGCGCCCGTGCCGCAACAATGGTGTCGCGGGGGGCGAGTCCCGTCTCGGTCACGAGGTTGACGAGCAGCCGCCGTAGCCCGTCGAGGCGCTGTTGCGCGAGCACCCTGGCCTCGTCGGTGCTCTGGCGCACTACGTCGGACAGAGCGCGCTGCACGGACTTGTGGGCGGCGCTACGGCCGCTGTAGCCGAGCGCGTCGGCCACCTCGTCGTAACTCATGCCCTGCGCTCGCAACACCGCAGCTTCCGAGTCCCGACGACGACGACGTTCGGTCGTGGTCACCCGAGCCGGTCCCCGTGTCGCTGCCTTGGTCCCCGACTTCGTGTCCTGCTGGCTCTCGTCGTCGGTACTGTCCATGTTGAACTGTCCTAAGTGTTGATCCACACCTACCGGGGTCGAGGTGTCAGCTTCGGCGTCCTCGTCGGCTTGCCGTAGACGGAGGGCCGTAGTCGCTGTAGCCGTTCGATCACGGTCTCGTCGGTGTTGACCCCCGCAGCCTCGGCCACGGTCAAATCCCGGTCGGCGTCGCGGTCCCGACGTGTCCTCTTGCTCACCACGGCCGTCCGCCGCGCTGGACCTGCTCGATGACCTTCCGAGCTTCCTGAGGCTTGCCAGCCTGCCGCAGCAGCCGGACGAGGGTGTCTGCGGTCGAGGGGGCCAGCGGGGTGCTCAGGTCGGTGAAGTCACCTCGGTTCGCGCCCGCCAACGGCTCGTACCTGCTCGGGCCATCCCAGACAGGGGCCACCCTGCGACGGGCATTGTTCGACGCCTGGTTCTGTGCAAGCCCGTCTGGCAGTGGTTCGGGTGCCCGCCTGTTCTTACCGGCGTCGATCGCGTCCATCAGGTCCTCGCGTCGTCGGTCGGCTGCCAGCTCCAAAGGCGAGTTGCCGCGTTGCTCGGTGAGCCCCAGGGCGTGCTCGTCGCGCTCGGCCTGGCGAGCGTCCAAGTAGTCGGGATCGAATGGGTTGTAAACGGTACTCATGTTGATGTCTCCTTTGTTTACGGTCTAGGTAAATGCTACTACTATCAGAGCCTGGAGGATGGGCGATAGCGCGAACACGGCATCTCCACTGTGTCCGCGTCGGGGTGTTCTGACTGGGCATCCCCGGCTCATTCTCCCGGGGGCCGGTTTGCCGGGTGCGGTACTGCATGCATCTCCTTCGTTACGGTTGGCTGACCGGCCCCCACCTACCTCGTCCTGGCCTCTCATCGAGTCGCTGAGCGCCTTTCTGGGGTCCGTTGCTGTCCTTATCCCGGAAGGGGTCCAGGGAGGCTCACAGGACGAATAAGGGCCGGTCTTGCCGGCCTTGCCTGGTGGCGCTCCTGCTGCCCGCCATGAGCGGGAGTTGTTGACCTACATGCGGTCTGGGGTGTTGATCTCCCTTGGTTAGTCGTCCTGCGACCATGCTCGGAAGGGTCGGCGTGACTTCCCCCGTCGCGGTGGTGTGGTCGGTTGGGCATTCCTGGATTGTTGACGTTTCGCAAGCTCGTCCATTGCCTTCATGTTCTGTTTGAGTTCGCTCATTGCCTCGGCCAGTAGTTGACCGCAGTTATCCGGGTCAAGTGGTTCGATGGACTCCGGTAGTGGTTCTGTTCGGACTCGACTGCGACGGTCCCTATTGTTGATCGTCATGTGTGCTCACTTCTCCTTCGGGTTGGGTGTTGACTTTCCAGCGGACTTCGGGCGGGTGATGACACTTCGAGGAATGCGGTTGGCCCGCTTTCCTACGGCGCTCGTGCGAGGACGCCCCGGTGCTTCTGCGGTAACAGAGGGCTCGTCACCACCGTCCCCGGAAATATCGGTACCCCCACTCACACAAGAAAGAGGGTTTGCCTCCCTACTGACATTTCCGGTGACGGTCTCAGGGTCGAGCGCCTGCGGTGCGACGTTGTCGGCCAGGCTGTAATGCCACCGGACCTTCCCCTCGTCGCCTACCTCCTGCTCATCCACCGTCGCCACGCCGAGCATGTGGAGCGCCTGCAACTCGCTGTCCACCGTGGAGCGCGGTTTGTTGATCCGCTTGCGGACCTCGGTAGGGGTGCTGTCCGAGTTCTGCGCGAGGTCGTCCACGATGGCCAACCTCATCGGCGGCATGGAGTCACGAGCACACCGGATGGCCAGCCGCAGCGCCCGGCGTCGAGGCATCCCCAGCGCCACCGACCCCCGCACCACCTGTGCCAACTGCTTGGCGAAACGGGTCGGCATCTCCGGCGCGTGGGCCCCGATCACGTTGCGCCTGTAGTCGAACTCCACTGCGGTGCGTGCCAGCGTCACCAGGTCAGCAGCGGCGAGCAGCGCGTCTCTCTCCTGCTCGGTCACCTCCACCCCGGACGGGTCCATCCCGGCCATCACCCCAGCCACGGCGTCGGCCAACTCAGCGCGCATGGTGACCTCACTACCGGTGTTCGCGATGGCCTGTCTCCAGGCGGCCAGACGGCCCGTGCTGCTGTCCACGCGGACCAGGACGAACCGGTCGCCCATGGACGCGATCACCGAGTGCGCCCGGTCCCACGCCGTCGTCACAGCGCCTACCACGGCCAAGCGCCCGGTCCACTCCAGGGACTTGCCGCCATCGGTGCCCAGGTTGCGCTCCCACCGGCCGTCGTAGACCTCACGGAGTGCGCCCAGCACCTCGGCGCGACCGTCGCTGTTCATGCTCAGGATGGAAGTTACGTCCTTGATCACGAGCACCCCACGGTCGCCGAACTTTCGGAGCAGACCTCCTGTGGCGGCACTGGTCTGTTCATTCCGGCTAGTACCGGACAGCAGGGCACCCTGTGACGAGATGGTGCTGGTCACAGTGGCCCCGATGCCGTCGAGCGCCTGCACGGTCTCGGTCTTGGCGTTGCCCGAGCCGGAGATGACCAGCAGCCACAGCGGGTCCCCGTCCAGCCGCTCAACTGCAGCCGCAGCGAGCACGGCGTCGAGTGCGTCGGTGTCGTAGTCCTGGCCCAACCAGTGCTTGAACACGTTGTGGGCCTCGTCCAGCGTGATCGGCTCGACCTGAGCCGCCCCCGCCTCGCTCGCCTTCCTCGCCTTCTTTGCCTGCTGGCGGCGCTTGGTTGCGTCCCGTCGCCCCCGAGCAGCACCAGCGGTAACGTGGCCTGTGGACTCTCCGTGGTTGGGGGTCTCGGTGGCGGTCTCGTCGTTCTCGGCGGGGCCGCGGCTGCCGTTCATGCCAGGTTCCCGGCGGTGATGACGGGCCGTAGCAGCTCGTCGACCTCGGCCATGTCGTAGCGGATGAGCTTAGGGCCGAGCCGGTACGCGCTGAGCACCCCGTCAGCGACGTACTGGCGAACCGTCCGGGTGGTCACGCCCAGGTAGTCCGCAGCTTCGGTCTGAGTGATCAGGTTGCGCTTGGGGGTCGGTGTTCGTCGTAGCATGACGTGCTTCCTCCACTCGACCCGTAGTCGAGTTGGGAGGGCACTGCGGCATTGCCACCCATTGCCGTCCGCAACGTTCGCGGAATGTATGTCTGACCATAGACCCCGCCGCAAGCTTCCGCGTACGATCGAGCATCATGGCACGCAATCGAGGCGACATCCGTTGTGGTCGTGAACGTTCGAACCGCCCATGCGGGGCGCTGCTGGCAGTCTCTTCGGAAGGTCGACCGGCCCGGAAAGTGCCGATGTGCGACCACCCGCGCTCGTCACTCGTCGCCGTTCCCGGTGGCGAGCCGCTGGTGCGCTTCACCTGTCCCGTGTGCCGCGGGGAGTACTGGGAGCACCCCGACGAGCTGAAAGTCCGTCAGGAGGCCGCTCAGGGCCAGGGGCGGGACCTCTACCTCACCCGGTCGGGCTCCCCGGTTCGCTAGCCCCGGCGAGAGCCGAGAGCCTTGCCGCGAGTTGCTTGTCCCGGTTCTCGGCCACGTGTTGGTATCGCAGGCTCATGGCCGGCGACGTGTGGCCCAACCTGCTCATCAGTTCCTTGACAGTGGCCCCGCTCTGCGCAGCGAGCACGGCCCC